TAATTCTTGAATTTGGATCTCTTGCAGTTTTTGCAGAGGTCAATCTTTTTTTCATACCAGACATTCTAGCACAAAAAGACTTCCTTCTATTAGCAGATTTTGAACCCTTTTTCAACTTACTGGGTTTTGTTGTTACTGCCATTGATAATTTAGATCCAGGATTAGCAGCTCTATAAGATGCAATACCTTTTCTATTTAAACCACCTGATGGATTCTTGCCTTCTTTTCTTTGCCATGCTGGAGTTTTACCACCAGATGCCATCATTGCTCTACCTTGTCCTCTTAATGCAATATCACCCATTAGAATACTTTAGTAACTTTTCTTCTATCAGACATTACAGCTCCACATCCTCTAGCTATTCCACCTTTTGCCATTTTTTTTCTTTTAGGAAACCCAGCTTTCATATTTGCATATGCTTTTTTAGAAATAGTAGATTCAGATTTAGGTCTTGAGATACCTAGTTTTTTTCTTCTATTAATATTTGCCCAAAGACCTTGCTTTGCCATTACTTCCAACCTCTTTTAGCAAGTTTTGGAAATCCTTTTTTAACAAGTCCGCCTTTTGAATATTTTTCAACTTCTCCAGTTTCTAAATCAGTTACGGTTTTTTCAATGTCATCAATTTTTTTAGATGGTTTAATTTTTTCTCCTCTTACTTTTCTAGCATAGCTACCTGTTAAATCTAGTATTTCTTCAGTTGCATCTGCTCTTTCCTTTTTACCTTGAAGAATATTATTTTTTATTTTAGATTGAAGACCTATTATTTCTCCTTCTTGTCTTTTTTCTTTTGTGCTTCTATCAGCAGGCTTTACCTCAAGCATTTCAACTTTTTTAGTACCTGAATAACCTTTACCAGAAAATATTTTTTTACTAATTTTTGGCATTATTTTTTCTTTGATTTTCCTGCTTCTGAAAGAGCAATAGCAATTGCTTGTTTTCTAGATTTTACAACAGGTCCTTTTTTACCAGAATGTAATTTTCCAGATTTAAATTCTTTCATAACTTTTCCTATTTTTGTTTGACCTTTAGGCATGCTTCCTTTTTTAAATACACCTCTTCCTTTTAAAACATCTGCTCTAGTAATTTTTCCATCACCAGTTAAATCAGGTAAAGATCCTTTTGCCATTTTTTTAACCATTTTACCTTTTTTAGTTTCTCTAAATCCTTTTCTTTCCATTTTAGTTTCTTTAGATTCCATTTTCATAGATTCCATACCTTCATGAGCTTTAGATTCATCCATAGCCATTCCACCTTTTGCTAAACCTACTCTAGCAATTCCATTTCCTCTTGTTTGTATTCCTAATCCAGCCATTTTATTCTCCTATCCGTTTTCTTGTTCTTTATTTGCCGGTCTATTTGCCATAGTGCGCGCCACCGATTCTGCGCTTCTGCCTACAACATAACCCCCAAGACCAATTTGTAAAAGGGTCCACACATCTCCTGGAAGAGTTATAGTTATTGAAGCTTTAAAAAAAAATAAGATAACAGGGCCTAATACATAATTCCATATTAATATAAAAATTAATACGTACATTAAAAGTGGTCTCCAGCTCGATGCGAACCAGCCAGCTTTAGCCTCTGCTTCAACTATTCTTGCTGCCGCTGTTAATTCCGCTGTATTAGATTGTAGTAATTGTGTTTGTAAATCTGCTTTTAACTTCGCTTGTAAATCTTTATCAGGTACTGATTTCTCAATTGTATTAAATAAGATCTTAGCTAATGGAGCAATAGCATTTAGCATTGGCAACATGGCTTAATACCACTTAGCTGATCTTTTTTTCTCTGATAAAATACTTCCCTGTCCTTGAACTTCTTGAGTTTGAGTTTCAGCAGGGTTTGTAGTTTCAATTTCAACACCACCAACAAGATATCCTTCTGCATTAGTGTATTTTGAATGGTTAGTATTTACTTTAACCTTAGAATCTTTAGTAAAAGTTCTAGTTGAATTTGCTAATTTTTCATTTTGTTTTTTCATAACCATTTTATACTCCTTTTTTTGCGTTTTTAAAACTTATTTTTGATTGTTTTTAAGCTTAGCTGCTAAAACAGTCTTTTCTAATGATGTATTAGCTCTTAATTTAGCTAATTGTTCATTTTGTTGTAACTTTTGACTATCTGTAGACTGATTCATCATAGTTTTCATCTTATCAAGATTGATTCTTTCTTGACTATCACGGTCTTTAGACGCATTTTCTTGTGCTCTAAGGTCTAATTCTCTAGATCTTAACATTGCAATTGGATCATTATCAATAACTGACATAATTTTATTTTCTTCTGACATAAATTCTTCCATTGCATCAGCAATAATTTGAGCTTTTCTAGATTCAATTTTTTGTTGCATGTTTTGTATCATTGCTTGTGTCTGTGGATTTTGTTGTGCTTGTGGATTTTGTGTCATTTGAGCTACTTGAGCTATTTCATTTTTAAATTCAAGTTCAACTTGTTCTTGTCCCATCAAAGATATGTGTTCAAAAATATTTTTTTCTAATGCAGCCATAACCACAGGAGCATTTTTTGCAATATTAGTAGACATGAAACTTAAATGAGAAGTTATATGTGCTCTATGATCTTGTCCTGGGAAAGCTTGGAATGGTTTCCCTGCAAGAGAGTCTACATGTTCTAAAGCAGGGTCCTTTGGTGTGGGTTGATCTGGTTTATTTAAAATACTATCAATATCTCTTACACCTAATGCTGAATACATGTTTCTATAAATTTCATACATGTTATGAATTTGTGGATTAGACATTGCTAATTGTAATTCTGTTTGTGCAATAGATATTCTTTGTGTTTGTGAAAATATATTTGGATCTGCGATTGGAATAATATCTACTTTGTCATCAAAGTCTGCTTGTTTAATATTTTTTTGTCCACCTACAACATTATATGGATATTCTGGTGGTAAATATAATTTAAATACATTTGATAATAATCTAAATTCCTCTTTCATTGAGGCATAGATTCTTTTGTGAATAGCAGACATTGTTCTGCTTCCTCTCTCCAGCAAAGCCACGGTCGTGCCCACTGCTGCTTGCTGATTCCCGTCCCCTACTTGCATGTCCGCTATCGAAGCAAAGCGTTGACCTGCTTGAACCACGACCCCCATTAATGCTAATAAAGTTTGTGAAGGTTCTTTATAAGGTAAAGTCATAAATGCATCTTTTAGATTTCCTCCTGGTGCATCTACATCCCTCCATTCACCTGGTTGAATAGATTGAGCATCATCTCTGATTCTAATTCCTCGCTGTTTAAATCCCGCTGGTAAATTAGATAATGTTCCTGCATCTAATAATTGTCTCAAAGCTTGTGTAGCAGTACGTGACAATCCACCAATCATTTGAATTAAACCATTACCATAGAATCCAAATCCTGGTAAAAATTTAAAATGCACAAAGTATTGTACTTTTTGTTTTTTAGGATCTGTTTCAGAATAATTACGTCTAATAGATAAAACTTCTCTAGATCCTTCTTCAATTGTTACAATGTAGGGAAGTTTAATTCCTGTGGGCTCACCAGAAGCATCATTATCTTCAAAACCTTCTAAATCTAAATTAACATGGCATTCTAATAATGTGAAAACATCTTCAGTTTGACCACTCATAGTCACACCTTCTAATTGTCTCTCTTTAGATCTAACATCATCATCTTGAGTTAATTCATCAGATGCTTTTAATTCTATATCTCTATAAAAACCTGCTACTTGTTGTTTTCTTAATTCATTTTCTGAAATTTTAATTATATGAATAATTGCTTCTGCATCTTCAAGTGAACTTGCTGTGTATGGAACAACAATATCTTGAGCTTGAATAAATTTTGAAACTGCTCTTCCAAGTATTTCATCATAATAAACTTTTTTAAATGTAGATCCTGATAATGGTAAATAAAATAACATTTGATCAAACTCTGGTTCATATTCTTTCATTACATCCATAATTTGATAATTCATAAATTCAGAAACTCTATCCGCTTGATCTTCTATTTCAGGAGTTACAGCACCAACAACTTGTGTTCTAACTGGTCCTTCAGGTGGTAATAATTCTTTATAAGCTTGTGCTTGAAATTGTGTAACTGCTTCTGCAAGTACTGGATGTGTTGCGCTTGATGCACCTTGAAATGGTTCTGTTCTTGATTCGTATTTAAATCCTAATAAATCTAAACCTTGAGTATAAGCTTTTTCCCAATCTGCTCTTGAATCTTTATACGATTGACAATCTTGATAAAGTTCTGATCCTAATCTTCCAAGAACTTGCTCATCTATTACTTCAGCAAGGTTTGCACTAAATTCTGTTTGACCTGTTAAATCTTTTTTTGGATCAAAATTTATATCAACACTACCATCTTCATTTTCAGTAACCTCTGTTGGCGAAGTTGGCATAACTTCAGTTTCACTCAAAACAAGTTCTGTTTCTTGTTCTGGAGTTAAAGGATTACTTATTGTTGGAATAGGTTTTTCTATTTCTGCCATTTGTTGTTTTCTCCGATTTCACTGTTCTAACAGTATTATAACTAATATTCAAGCCCTGTGGACACGGTCCTCTTTTAGGGGGTATTGTTAATGTTAGTCTTTTAGGTTTAATCATTTAAAATGTCTCCGGTCCATATGGTGAAGTTTCCTCTATAAAGTCTGTAGGTGCATCTTCCATTTGTTCTCTCCTAGCTTGTTTAGCAGGTATAATTTTTCTATCTTTAATTTTACCTGTTGCAAATCTTTCAGCGGCTTCTACATCACCAAATATTGTATCTTTCCCTGGTACTTTTCTCATTTCACTCATTTCAATATCTACATCATCTGGTCCATTTGCAAAATATCTAGGTTCTTTTTCAAGAACTTTAAATTCAGCAGGTTCTACTTGTACACCATTGTAATATTTAAGTTCCATTTTAGGTCTATAATAAAGTGTTACTGGTGTACTTGATCCTTCTTGATTTCTTGGAGAATGAATATCAACTGCAATTCTTCCATCTGGGTATTCTCTTAAAAGAAATGCTGTGTCTCCGTCTACATGACGCGTTACTTTTTCCACACTTTTTGGCAATCCTCCATATCCTTTTGCTTCATGTTTATAAGATGCTTCCATTATTATTTCTTTTTCTTCAAATGGTTTTCCAACTGTTTTTATTTTTTCAACAAGATCTGGAAACCAAGGATACATTCCTTCTGCTTTTTCAAATTTTATTTTAGATGCAAGTTTACCAGCTTGGCCTGTTCCTTTTATAGCTTTTATTAATTCAGGTGCAGCCGCAGCTCCTGTTAATAATCCTAAAAATCCTCTTCTAGATATTCCTCCTTTATCAAACCCAATTCTTCCACCATCAGCAGCTCCTTGCACACCTTGTTCAATATTTTGCATATCTTCTATTGTTGTAGTATTGTCTATTTCTTTTCCATAAAGAGCTTTTTGTTTTTCTAAATCTTGATATTCTTTTTGTAATTTTGATATTTGAGAAGAATCAACTGAATATTCTGTTTCGTTTAAAGAACTTTGTTTAGTTTTTAATTCTCTAATTTGTGTTTCAATTTCAGCTTGTCTTTGATTTATATCAGGTCCTCTTTGAAGATCTTTAGGAAATGTTAATTCATTTTTTTGATTAAGGAACGGTTTTAATTCATTGTAGAGTTGGTTATTTTGTTCAACTAAAGTTTTTTTGTATTCTTCATTTTTAGGATTAAAATTTATATCATCTGGAGAAACAATTGATCCTGCGGATTCATCAATAGATTTAATTTTTTGAAAATTATCATTAAATCGTTCCATTTTATCTTGAATATCAAAATATTTATAAGCGTTAGTTCCCATTGTTCTTATAAGTTCTTCTTTTTCTGTTGTTCCAGCTAAAGGACCAAAAAAAGGAACATCAGTTGCTGTTCCTAACACTTGACGTAATGGTTTACCTTCTAAAGCTTCATATGCCGCAAAAGGAAGATTAATCCCAAAATTAATAAGAGCAGAGATTGGTGTTTTACCTATCATAAAATCAAATACTGTGTTTCCTGCAGATTTTATTATAGATTTACTTCCAGATAAAATTCCTTTTATTATATTAGTATCTGTTCCAATTTCTTTAAACAAATCACCTGCAATTATTCTTTCACCTGGAGTTAATTCTCCAGATTTTATTTTTTCAATTCCTTTTGTATAACAATCAGATCCACTACCAAATTTAACACGGCCCCCTAATCCCATTGCTTGAACTTTTTGACCACAACCAATAGTAGATATTGCTTGAATTACTTTTTCTTTAATTTCTGGAACATTAAATTTAAAATGTCCTACCCCTGCTTGGCTAGCTAATTCTTTATATTCAGGGGCTTTTATTTTTTGTGATATTAAATTTTGATTTTTTAAATTATTAATAATTGTTTCTTTCATATTTAAATTTTCAAAAGGCTGAACACCATATTTTAATATTTTTCCTGTTGAAGAAATTTTACCAGTTTCTAATTCTAAATATTTAGTTAAATTTTCTAATCCATTTTTTTCAGAAATTAATTTTTCTAATTCAACTCCTTTTGCATTTTTAATAGCATTATTTATTTTGTCATACCTTGTTTGAATTTTTTCTTTAATTCCCCTATTTAATTCTTTAGTAACTGGATTAACTCTTATCAATTGATCCGGAGTAGCATTTATATTATTTAAAGCAGCTTTATTTAAAGGATGATCTAATTCTAAAGTAATTCCAAATTTATCTTTCAAAGAAGTCCTAATAGTATTGTATTCTTTTAATTTATCCAACACTGCATTATATTTACTTGGACTATAAGTTGGGTTTAATGTTTTACCATCTGGTAAAAATTGTTTTCCATACGCTTTATAAAACAAATCTCCAATTGTATCTTTCTGTATTCTTTCTATTCCATCAGTTTTTGAAAAATTTTTTAACAATTGATCTATTTTATTTTCATCTTTTGGTAAAAACACAGACCATTTATCTTCTAAAGCATATTTTCCTTTTCCGATTTGAACCCTTTGAGCATAAATATTTTGTAATAATTTTCTTAATTCTTCTTTTGTTTCTGTTTGTGTAAGACCGGTTTTTTTAGATAAAGTTTTAATGTCTGAAGGACCTTTTTGTAAATTTTCATAAATTATTTTTTGATCATTAATTCTAGTTAATTTACCTCTTTTAAAAGCTTCTGATTTACTTGCTGAAACAAATTTTTTTCTTTCTTCAAGAATTTCTTTTAATGTTTTTTCATCTAACCCAACTTTTTCTGCAAATATTTTAAATTCAGGTGTATCTGATTTCAACATATTTAATTCTTGATGATAATGGTGTGGAAGTTTTCCTTTTCCTCTAAGACTTGTATTTAAATAACTATAATCTTCTTTTTCAATAGCTTGATCAAAATACTTTTTAAATTTTTTATATTTTTTAAAAACTTGTGGTGTTGATTGAGCAAATGCATAATTTATTGGTTCACTATAATAAATAGTTCCATGTTTTCCTGTAAAAGGATATTTAAATTTTGATGTCTTTGTTCTACTAAATTCTTTTTTAGATCCATTACTAAATCCCTGTCTCTCGACACTCCCTCCGTCAGCAAGTTCTAATTGTTCATAAGGTTGGTTTTGAATATTCTTTGGATTTACAATAGGCATCTCATTTGGAAATTCTTTATAGACACTAGACTCTCGCTGCGTGTTGCTATCATCTAGAATGTCTGGTTCAGTTCCTGTGTATAACGGGACAATAAAATCTTTTGTCATGTAGCGAGGGTTTGTACGATGACGAAGTGCTGCTTGATATTTTTGAATGATACTCATTAGAATCCCATTAAGTAATCTAGTCCGCCTGCGGGGCCGCCTTTAGCATTAGGTTTTCTTCCAGTAGGATCAAATTCTTCTAAAGCATTTTTATTATTAATATCATCTACTATCTTTTGAATTTTTTTAAATCCTTCAGGATCATTTTCTTTTGCAAAATTTGTAAAAGCTTCTGCAGTTTTGGGATCTGATATATTAAATTCTTGTCCTGGGGGAGCTATTCTATTTGGTGGTGAAACTTTATCTAATCTATTAACTGATGTTATATAGTTATAAGCTTCTTCATAAAGTTCAGTTTGTTTATCTCCTGATATATCGTCAAAAACTTTTCCGTATTTTTGTTCTGCCATAACATTTGCTAATTCACTAGCTGATGTTTTAGGGGTATCATAATTTGGAAATATTTCATCAGCTGCTTTTGCTGCTGTTCTATATCTTTTTTGTACTTCTTCAAATGTAGTAGTAGGTTTAACAGGTTCTACATTAACTTTTCCTGTTTTAATATAATTTAAAGTTTGTTGTTTTCTAGGTCCATATAAACCTGTTCTTAATTTTTCAAATGTATCAAAATCTAATCCTTGTTCCTCTGCTTTAAGTATTAATCTATTTTCTGTATCTAAACTATTTCTTCTATAATCAAGAGCTTTTTTTTGTCTTCTAGGATCTAATGAATTAATAAATTCTGAATGCAATTCATTATATTTTCTTTGCCCTTCTAATGTTGTTATTGGAGTAGTAGTTAATTCATCTATTTCTTTTTCTATATCCTGTGTTGTTCTTATAATGGGTTCTTGATCCATAATAGTTACACCTGTTGGCTCTTCTGCTTTTCTAATTGGTTTTTTAGGAACAGTTACTTCACCTGTTTTTGGATTAACTGATTCCATAGATTTTTTCTTTGATAATTTTTTATTCATGTCTTCTAATAATTTATCAATAGAGGACATAACTTTTTTTCCTTTAGCATATCCAATTCTTCCACCTTCTGCTTTTTTATCTAAGTTGGCCCTATATGATTTATATAACTCATCCCCTGTTCCAGATCCTGACGCTGATAAATATTTATTATAACGTTCAGTTAATGTTAAAGGAATTTCTGGTTGTGTTGTTGTAGATTGTGGTTTTTGTAAAGCTTCTATTTTAAGTCTATCTAATACAGTAAACAATGGTCCAAATGTTTCTCCATTGGGTCCTCTAAATACTAATCCATTCAACATTCCACCAAGTCCATATTTTTGTCTTTCAACATTGCCACCATGTGCATAGCCAATAATTCCACCTTGTGCTTTACCCTCTGGTTCTGGTTTTGGAAATTTTTTTCTAAATGGAATAACTATTCCTTCGGGTTTTACTTCTTCTTCTATTGCAGAAGATATTCCCTTTTCTTCTAATGCTTTTGCAATATCCTCATTTCTTTTTTGTATATCTTGAAATTCTTGATAACCTATTGCAGTACCACCTTCTTCATCGGATAATCTTAATCTATCTTGATTTGCATTATATTCATCAATTAACTCATCAATACTTTTTCTTTTATTTCCTTCAATTGTAATATCTAATACTTTTGTTTCTTTTGGTTGCTCGGAACCTTTAATATTTTTTTCTAATTCTTCATAAGAAATAGATCCTTTTGTTCTAGTTTCATCAGGCTCAAATTTAAATTTAGATCTTGCTAGGCCTGCTGCTTCTTGTTCTGTGTTCAGTCTATTGAACTCCGGAGTTAAACTATCTAATCGTTCTAATGCATCTTCTCCATATATTTTTCTAAAGTAATCTATTGGTTCTCTACTAGTTCCTAAATCTTCAAGAGTAAGATTTTTAATTTTTCCCGCTTTAATATCTTCAGATAAAATTTGTCGGGTAACTGCTCTAACTAAACCTTCATTATGTAATTTAATTTCTGATAGTTGATCTTTACCTGCTCCTTTAATTAATGCTCCTAAATCAAATTCTTTACTAAGATCTTTTGCTTCTTGTTCAAGTCTTTTTCCTTGTAATTGAATTTTTCCTAATGGTGTTTTAGGTGACGCTACTAATCCTTCTTTTTTAATTAATTCTTCTAAACCTTTTCCAGTCACTTGCTGCTTGCTGCCAGCTTCTACAACTTCTGCCATTGGTGGAAAAAATACTCTATCTAAATTAACTGCATTGTTAAGAGCTCTATTTAATTCTACATCATCTAAATTTTTACTTAATGCAAGTTTAACTGTTTCTTCCATTTCTTGTTTAACTTTATCCATTGTAATGTTGCCTTGATCAACAGAATCTTTTAATTTAAATTCATCAACTCTAATATCTACTAAAGAGGGTTTTTTAAATGGAACAATATTTCCTTGAGTGCCAATAACTTTACTTGGTTTTACACCAAACTTTTTAGCAATCTCTAAAAGTTGCATTAATTTAGTTGGGTCCGCCATAATTTAATAATATGTTTTGTTATTCCTATTTACAGGTTCGTCTTTGTAATCTTCTGGATGATCTACAAAGCCACCTTGTCTAAAACGCATGACTGCTTGTGTCATTGAATCCACTAGATCGTCATGATCACCATAAGGAAATGCAGCACACTCCTCAATTACCTCTTGTGCAAAATCTTTATCGACCGGTGCCCATATCTGACCCGATTCAAATAAAGGTGCAACAGAGTTAACTCTGGTATGCTTATCATTACCCCTTGATGGGGTATAGTTTATAACAGGGATACCCATTTTACGCAATTCATAAGTTAATGGAAGACCGGATGCTTTAGCTTCTATAAGTACAGTTTCTGGTTGCCAATACTGATATTGTTGATATGCTATCCTTCGAA